CCGGCGCCAACCCTGCGAGATTTCCTCGATTGCCTTCCGGGGCGTCTCCCCGTTGCGTATCCGGTGCATGAGTTCCGCGAAACTCTCCCGGGTTGCCTTATCTATGTCGGCGGCGGCGGTCGCGGCGACGGCCTCCGCTTTATCGTCAGCAAGGGACATTGAGAACCTTTGAAATTATCCGGTGTGCGCTCTGTCGGCAAATGCCGAAACGGGCGACCAGTGCGTCCCTCATATCGGCCCGGCTCGCCCCACTCGAACGCATGGTCCGGGTGAAGCGTAGCGCCTCGTTTCGGCGCTCCCGTCGAGTCGTGCCCGGGGGCGGAATGTGTAACTTGGCGCCGGCAAATTGAAACCGGACGAGGTCCAAAATGCGGGCCTTAGTAGCCTCGCACCCCTGAACCGCGCCCACCGTGGCGACGAAATCCTCGAACATTGTAGCCATGCCGAACCCCATACTCACAAATCAGAACTTGCAAACGTCAACGCCCCGACGTGCGCCGAACTCAGGAGGGCGAAAGCGTCAGACGCCGCGTCCACTTGGTCGTCGTGTTTCACGTCCGGGAATGCCTCGAACTCGCTAAAAAAGGCGTCATTCCATGCGCCGCGAACGACGTCCACCTTGCCCGCTTGCCACTGAGCGGCGAACGGCTCGGCGCGTAAAACCTTGTCTTGGGAGGGGCGGCGGCGTGTGACCGCGTACCCTGTGAGGTGCGTTATATAGTTTTGGACTTGATCCTTGCCCGCTTGCCCGGGGTCTTGCGGAATAGCAATGCGGGTCTTTTGCCCGTCGTGCCCGGCGGTGCGACGCACCAACTCGCGAACCTCGTCGGCTCTCCGGCGGACCCGCGCAACGTCAGCAACCACAAAGCGCCCATTCCGGCGCTTACCGATCAACACGCCCGCCGTCCAATCCGGGTCCGGCGTGGCCTCGGAGACCACCGTCGCCGCCAAGTCCCAGCCCCGCGCCCACGCGACCACGTCGTCGGGCACTTCGTCGAGGACCGTCGCGTCGTGCCGGGGGAAGTACAACCCGGCAGCCGGTCGGATTTTCCAATTGCCCCCGAGGAGGCGCTCCCGCTCGACCCTTGAAAGGGCTTTAAGGTTCGCCATATATCCGGGGTCGGCCGCCATAAGCGCGGCGTTATCGGTCAGCTTCGCCGATATAAACGTCAGGGACTTGCACTCCGAGGGCTCGACCCCCGCAAGGGCGGCGACCTCCTCGGCGCTATCGCCCCACACCAAGGCGTCAGACACCCGGGCGAAGTAACGCACCAAGCCGCAACGCTCTGGAATAGGGAGGCCGTCGTCGCCAATCCACCACGATATGAACTCGGCGACCCATGAATCGGCGTCGGGGTTCGTGGTGCACCGCACGTAAGGGCGAACGCCGCAAGTCGAACGGTTCCGACTCAACATATAGAAAAATTGGTTTCGTGTGAAATGCGTCAACTCGTCAAAACAGATTAAGGGCACCTGCGACCCTTGCCACGATAGGACGTCGTTCTCTAGGTTCAAGTGACCGAAAGTAATACGGGCACCACTTGGAAAGCGAAACCCTAGTTTTGGTGATTTGTAAGGCTCGGCACTCAGGAGGGGGTAGACCGACATTGCCGTGTCCCATAAGCCCCCCTCGTTCGTAATTTGTGTGGACTCCCTGCGGAATATCACCGCGCCAAAACCCGCGTTTTGCGAGTGCCGGAGCGGCTCGAGGAGTAGTCCCCAAGTCTTACCCCCGCCCGCCGCGCCGCCGTAGATAACGACGTCCGCCGGAGAGGCGAGAAACGCCTCCTGTGGACCGGGTTGCGGGGCCAGCTTCACCGGGCGTTATCCGGGAGATAAACCCGAATCGGGTTTTCGGGGTCGCCGGAGATAATGCGGCGCTCGACGTATAGGCCGAGGTGTTTTCCGAGGAGTTCGCAACCGCGTAAAACGCCCTGAGCGTCGAATTTATACTCGCCAGTCGCGACGAGTTCGCCGTCGCTGTTCCGCATCATCACGGGTTCGGCTTGTTGGCATCGGGCTACCGTGTCGCGAATAGCCGTCAACACAAAGTCGGCCGTAATCTCGACACGCTTCGAGCGGCCGACCATAGCGGCGGAGAGCGCGGCGGCGACCTTGGCATTCGTTAACAGGCGGGAGGCTTGCGCTTCGGCGGACCGGGCGGAATACCCGGCGGCTCGAGCGGCCCGGGCGCCGTTGAGGTCGACGAGGTATTCGTCGACAAAGCATTGCTGCTTAGGGGTTAGTTTTTGGGGCATTTCGGTCCCTCATAAAATGAGCAAACGCTCGAGGGGACGGGCGCCCGGAACATCCGGCACAATTCCCGCGTCCTCGAACCGTCGGGGGTAACTAGCGCAGTGAACGAATACCGACACGCCGAACATGCTAGTTTCTTCGTCTCTAATTTATCCACCGCGCCGCCCTCTGTTTAAGAGCTTCTAGTAGACCGCTTTGTGAGCGAGCCTTAGCCCCGACGGCGCGTAGTATACCACTATCCAAAGTAGTATTAGCAACCAAGCGGTGAACGAAAACCTCGAGTTGTTGCCCTTGGCGGTGGAGCCTCCCGATAATCTGCTGATAGAGTTCGAGCGACCACGTCAACCCGAAGAAAACCAGACGGCGCCCGCCTTTCTGCATGTTCAAGCCATGCCCGGCACTCGCCGGGTGAACGATCAGCATACGGAATTCGCCAGCATTCCACCGGGCGACGAAATTACTCTCGGCGGTAGCAAGTTTCGCGTAAGGAAACCGGGCCAAGAGCCGGGGGATGTCGTGTCGATAGGAGTAGGCGACGAGGAAATTCTCGCCCGGGTGTTCCGCGACAATCTCCTCGAGGCGGTCGAGTTTGGCGTCGTGCAAGTGAACGACCTCACGCTCGAGGCCGTCGGTGTAAATCGCCCCTTGCGCCCATTGCCCCAGCTTCCCCGAGAGGACGGCGGCGGTCGAGGCCGTGACTTCGAACCCGCTCGCGAAAAACGCCTCGCGCTCGAACTCCTCATAATCTCGCAACACCGGGGGCGGTAGGTCGACGACCTCGTCGATAACGGTAAGCGGGGGAAGGCTCAAATGGTCGGCGGCGCGTAGCGTCAGGCAAATATCCCCGATTGCCGCCTCTATTTGCTCGCGGGCGCCCGGTTTCAACTTATACGAGTAAATAACCTTACGGTCGCCGCTCCGCTTGTCGGGGTCGAAAAACGTGTCGCGGAACGCGGTCAACGTTCGGCCGAGGCGCTCGCCGTGGTCGAGTAAATAAATCTGAGGGAATAACTCCTCGTATGAGTTCGGCGAAGGCGTGGCCGTGAGGATGTAGCAAACCCGGCAACGCTGGGCGGTGTAGTTCGCGGCCTTGAACCTCTTGGTGGACCTGTCCTTGACTCCTGAACTCTCGTCGAGGATGAACGCGTCGACCTTCCAGCGTCGCCCGGCGAAGTTCTCGCAATACTCGACGAAGTGTTCCCGAGACAGGAGGTAGACGTCGGCCTCGGCTCGGCCGGCGTCGAGGCGCTCGGCGGCGTTGCCGCGTATCTCCGACACCCGCAACCCGGCAAGATGTGCCCACGCGCCCAACTCCTCGGTCCACGTTTGTTCCGCGACCGCTTTCGGCGCCACGATCAACACGCGGCCGACCTCGAACGCCTCGAGCATCTGCTCGACGGCGGTCGCTACCGTGACCGTTTTACCGAGTCCCATTTCGACGAATAGGGCGGAGCGCAAATTATCCCGGAGGAAATCGACGCCGCCGAGTTGGTAGCCATGCGGGGCGATAGCTTCGCCGTGTTTATACCAAAGCATCAAGGAACCCCCGAATGTCGTCCTCGGTGCGAACCACTTCGGCGACGAAGCCTAGCGCCCGGAGTTTGTGCACCCAATGAATTTGGATGGACCGGAGCGCCTCCCCCTCTCTTTTCAACTCGACGAACCCGAGCCGACCTCGAGGGAGCAGAACAAGCCGGTCCGGGATACCCAAAACGCCGCCGAGTTTGAGCGAAAAACCGCCCATTTTCTCGACCGCCTCCCCTAATTTCCGCTCGATTACCTTCTCGCGGGGTTTTCCAAATAAACTAACCATCTAACTTTCTAACTCCATAACTGTTATGTGTTTTCGGCTTTTCGGGGTTTTCCCCTAACAAAACGCCTTACACTTACTTACAAATGCATCACGTAGACTGTTCACGTGGGGTTTACGTGGGTTCACCCTGTTCCCCATAGCTGTTCACTATCTGTGTACTTTCTATATCGGTAATATTGTTAGATTGTTAGGAAACCCCATTTCGCGGGGCTTCCCGACCTAACCGACGTCTAACTACCGTTTGACCGCGTAAGTCCGCTGAGTTCCGAAGCGTCGCCCTTGGTGGCGCGACTCGCTATGACGTGCAATTCCCTTCGTCT